CTCAATAGACTCAATAGGGCTATATTGAGTTGATTGAGTTGATTGAGTTAAGGAATTTGTCTCCAAAACATACTTGAACTATACTACAAGGCATTTATTGGTGTGAGCCATAGTGGAACGCACTACCAGGTCGTATTCATATTCGATAGAGGTCATCCTGTCTGCGTTACGGGGATATAATGCGGGTTTTCCGCAGCGGGATATATCTGTTGTATTGGGGGTACCACGGACCACGCTAAGGGAATGGATCTACGAATACCGTTCCGGCAAGTTGGACGCGGAAGACAGTCCCGAGCATTACCATTACTGGTTCATACCTCCTCCTAACGGGAAGGATATGGTTACGGGAACGTGCAGGATATGTTTTGAAAGAAAGGAATTCCTGAACGTGTTTCCTGAAAACTCTAACTGGGTCAGGTTAGTATAATAAGGGGTTTATTATGAATTCTAAAAAAGGTAAAGAGATTACTGACGGACCAAAGGGGCCGCCGAGAAAGAAGCCCGTACAGCATGTTTCTAAGGATTCTCTTGTAGGGCAAAGAGTAAAGGCCAGACAGGACTTATTCCTAATTTCGTATGGGAAGACCGGGACTATAAAGTCAGCGTGTGAGGCCAGTGGTCAGGACAGGGCAACGATATATAAATGGCGTACCGAAGACGTACAGAATTTCAAGATACGGTTTGAACAGGCAAACGAGTTGTTCAGGGAGGGTTTACAGGATCTTGCCCTTAACAGGATCAGGGAACAGAAACCAGACGGTAACCCTGTTTTACTGATAACGATGCTTAACGCCTGCTGGCCCGAGAAGTACAGGCGTGACGCATACAGGGCGGACGACGGGGCCAAGGAACTCATGACCGAGTGGAAGAAGTGGAAGAAGGATATGGAGAAAAGGGACAAGACAAAGGCAGAGGTGAAAGAAGAGATACAGGAAATCGACGAGCGTACAAACGCCATACAGGAAGTAGAAAAGATGCTGGCAAGAAGAAGAGGCAAAGGGACGGGAACCAATGGTTCTGACTAAGGAAAAGCCTGAACTTACCGAATACCTGTTCTCAAAGCTTGGGTTTGATCCTACCGAGGCTCAGATGCCCATACTTAAATGCCGTAAGAGGTTTATCCTCGTGGCAGGCGGGGAGCAGGCAGGTAAGTCTATGGTCGCGTCAAAGTATCTTGTGTCACGGTTTCTTGAAACAGAAGAGCCCGGTTTGTACTGGCTTGTAGCAGCGGACTATGAACGTACCAGGGCGGAATTTAACTACCTGGTGGAAGATTTTGCCAAACTGGGGATACTCGCGTCGGTTACGAAAAGAGTAGATCCCGGCAATATAATCCTTGCAGACGGTACGAGAATAGAGACTAAGTCCGCAAAAGACCCGCGTACCCTTGCCATGAAGGCACCGGACGGGGTTATCGGATGCGAAGCGTCGCAGCTAGACCTCGAATCATTCCACAGACTCAGGAGCAGAGTAGCTCCGAAAAGGGGATGGCTGTTTCTCGGAGGTACATTCGAGGGGTCTCTAGGCTGGTATCCGCAACTGTTCACAACGTGGAACCAGGGGGCACTTGACGACGAACAAAGCTTCTCCCTTCCATCGTATTCCAATAAACATCTGTACCCCGGAGGTAAGAGAGACCCGGAAATCCTTAAACTAAGGGCACAGTCCTCCGATGAGTTCTTTATGGAACGCATCGAAGGTATACCATCACCGCCCCAGGGGCTGGTTTTTGGGGAATTTCGCCCAGATATTCATATCGACAACCAGGCAAAATGGGTCAAGGGAGAACCAGTCTACCTCTGGATGGACCCGGGTTACGCAGGAGCCTATGCCGTCGAGGTGGCACAGGAGATAAACGGGCAGGTTAACATCATAGACGAGATTTTCGAGCAGGGACTTATCACCGCTGAAATGATCGAGATAGCCAAGTCCAGGCAGTGGTGGCAGGACGTTGTCGGAGGCGCGATAGATATAGCAGGGTACCAACACCAGGCTATGAGCGCACCCGCGGAGATATGGCTCGAAAGCGGAGTGTACCTTGACGCTAAGAAGATTCGGATAAACGAAGGAACCGAAAGACTTAAAGGCTTTTTACGCCCTGATCCGACAACTAATGTGCCAAAAATCGTTTTTAATCCCTCATGTCAGGGCATTTTGTCAGAATTCGGGGTCGCTCAAAGCCCAATTGACGGACAAAGTCGCGCTTATAGATGGAAAACCGACAGAGATGGTAATATAGTGGGTGAGACTCCTGAAGATAAAAACAACCACGCCGTTAAGGCTGTTATATATGGCCTGATAGACCGCTATGGCTATGGATACGTTACCAGCCGTAGCTTTATTAAGGTCAAAAGGTGGAAGTAACGTGTCCAAACGTAAGGTCGAAGATATAGTAACACTGGTAGAAGACCACTACCAGGCAACAGAACCGCTTCGGCAGAGAATGGACTCCGATCACCAGCTATACAGGCTGGAACCATACGACGCAGGGGACGGATACCAGTCGTATACCTCCAATGAGGCGCAGACATACGCCGATAAGATCATATCCTGGCTCACCTCGGCAGGAGTAATCGTCCGTATTCCGCCCAACGGCAACCCGAGGAACTCCCGGGAGATCAATAACGATAAGGAACGGTTTCTGATCGGGTCACTTCGTGCAGCAGATGAACGGCTCAGTATGAAACTTATGCCGTCCCTACAAAGCCAGCTTGCGTGGTATATCACCCTGAGAGGGTGGTACGCAGGAAGAGCCCTGCTCGTAAAGAAATCGGACGAAGAGACGTTTGTAGACGTTACGCCCTGGGACCCGATGCACACGTTCTGGGGTACGGATAGTGACGGACTTTCATGGGCCTGCTATAAGGTCAAGAAAACCAAAGAGGAAATAGAAAGCCAGTACGGCGTAAGACTGGGAGATTCAAGAGACTTAGAAAACGGTGTGGATGTCTATGACTTCTATGACCGGGAAGATAACTTTGTCGTTATCCCTCACAGAACTATTAAGAAACGTACCAAACACGGACATGACGGGGTGCCTGTATTTATCGGACCAGTAGGATCGGGGCCCCTGATACAGTCCCTAGAATGGTCTTCTATCGAAGATACCGTAGGGGATTTCGGGGAATCAGTATATAAGTCCACAAGAGAACTGTACGAAAAACATAATTTCATGATGAGTACCATGCTCGAGCTGGTGGCGAGAAGCCGTAGGCAGGGACTCAAGATACGCTCGAGGGACGGCTCCAAGGTACTGGACGAAGATCCCTACAAGGAAGGTACCGAGATAGCACTGGCCCAGGGAGAAGACGTGGAACCGCTTGGACTGCTTGAGATGTCCAGGGAAAGCGGTGCCTATATGGGCATGGTGTCAGGGGAGATGCAGAGAGGCTCCATACCTCATTCGGTATACGGAGAACTACAGTTCCAGTTGTCAGGGTTTGCTATAAATACCCTGAGACAAGGCGTTGAAACCGTGCTTTCTCCAAGAATTTTCGCAATGGAAAAAGCCTACAGACAGATATGTAACCTGCTGGTAGACCAGTATTCCTCCGAGCGGTTCAAGGCTATTGAACTGTCAGGAAGAGATAATAACCGGATGTACTTCTCAGAGAAGATAACGCCCAGCCGGGTTAAGGACGGAGGGGATGTGGAGATAGCGGTAATGGCTAAATTGCCGCAGGACGATATGTCCAAGTACTCGATGGCCCAGATAGCAAGAGAAGGGGCCACTCCTCTTATGCCCGATCTCTGGATCAGGGATAATATCCTTGGTGTTCAGGACGCGGATCAGACAGAAGACGCAGTTAAGGAACAGATAGCAGAGCGTACCCTGCCGGAAGCAGCTACCTGGAGCCTTTATCAGGCAGCACTTAAACAGGGCAGAGATGATCTTGCCGAGATGTATTTCGGAGAATTGGTCACTATGCTCTTGAGTAAAGCTAAGATGTTAAGAGATACTTTAGGAAGCGGAGGTCCGCCGGGAGCCGCACCTGGGTCGCCTCCTATGCCCATGCCTCCTGGTGGGCCTCCGCCCATGCCGGGTGGTCCACCTATGCCTGGTGGGCCTCCGCCCATGCCTCCGCCTGGGGTTATGCCCCCGGCTATGGCAGGGGTACCACCCCCGGTACCGACTCCGCAGGAAGGACCGATGGTTCCCCCTGGGCAGCCGAGACCGGGAGCGGTAGGAGATGAAGAAAGGCTACGTCGTATGGGACTAGTAGGGCCTGGAGGTTAGTATGGCAAGAGTTATTCCGCCGGGCGTATTCAGAGGACCTTCTGCTGATAGAGAAGAAACACTACTAAAGCTGTTTGGTAGTGTGGGTGAAAATGCTGTATCGAACCAGGGATACAGCCCCCAGGATATGGTAAGTATGCTAAGGGGTGAAGACCTGTATTCGGATCGGTATTCAGAAGATATTTTTCCCATGCCTGATCCTATGGGATCAGGATTAAGTCTGTATGACAAGGTATTAGCCTCGGTAGGGAATCCAATGGAGGCCCAGAATATAGTAAACCAGATTGTAATAGATGAAAGAAAACTTAATAAAGATCAAGATGTGATTTTTACAGGGTCTGATAGTGAAGTTTATGAACAGACAGGACTTAATAAAAGAGAACTCGACTACCTGCGAGCAATAAATAACACAGGAAATGCCAACGTCTTAGGGGCAACAGAAACCGTATTAAACATACTCGCCCACGAACAGCCCCCGCCCGAAGCACTTAAAGATATAATCGCTTCGATCCCTTCTGCGTATGGTGTTACAGAGGAAGAACTTCTCGAACAAATACAAAAGCAAATGGAAGAAGAGAATCTGGTAGTGCGAACCTCGCCTATGGCAATTGATGATGTTCTGCCTTGGAATCAAGGAGTACCTGCCTCAAGCTATAATCCACCTCTTGGAGGAGGAATACCTCCTGCTACACCCATACCCACACCTACTGCAACACCAACACCCACTGCAACACCCACTGCTACACCCACGTCTACGCCTACGCCCATTGCTACAACCATACCAACGCCCATTGCTACGCCTACGGGAAATTTTATAAAGAATCTTAAAAATATATGGGAAAATGCCACTGTTGTGAACGAAGACATAGACCCAGACGGCTTAGGGTTGCAACTAATTGGACAGACAGCAATCGATGAAGATACACAATTAAGTCTATATTTAGCAAGTCAAGCATCAGTACTCTATGGACAGGATGAAAATAATACTTGGAAAATCCTTGGACAAGACGCAGAAACAGATGAAAACGCAAATCTTGTCTTTGGGAAAACAGAAGAAGAAAAGCTAGTATTTAATATCAATACAGATACAGGAACCTGGGACATGCCAGACGAAACAGGTAAAGACGAAATTCCTATTTCGATGTGGGGGAAAAAAGGAAAGGAAGAGGACATAAGTTTAGGAGAAGATACGAGAGATCTCGTAGAAAAAGATGATCTTCTTGCAACCTTTTTAGGTCAACCTAAAAACCTGTGGAGGGCTGTAAGAGAGGAACAGCTAGGACCGAAAATGTGGAATCCTTTTTGGAAAGACACAGTTATGCATGGGTATATCCCAACGTATGGAAGTTACCTCTATAATGCCACCGGGAAATCATTTGCTGACTACCTAAAAAATAGAGCAAAAGGTGTGTATACCGATGAAGTTCAAAATAATGCGTGGGAAAATATGGTATTAGCCTCAAAAGAACTGGAAGATGAAACTTCTCCCTTTTTAGAACCACCACAAGACATTGGGGGAACATCAAAGGGAAGCATATTTGGTTTAGCACTCAAAGGTGTAACAGATACCCCAAGTGGTAACAACACAAAGAATTCCCAGCTTGCTATGGTGTCTTCTCGTATGGGTATTGATCCAATGAGCCATTCGGGGAATATGATATATAGTAATCTTGAAAACATGTATGACAGGTTTGCTGCAAGACAGAGATCAAGGGGTAAACACATAGGAGGTTTCCTGGCTTGGGCAGATAATTATTACAGATTAACACCAGAGGAGTCCGTAACTCCGTAGATAATTTAAGTTTAGGTAATAAAAAGGAGATATATACATGGCTGACGATTATACTTATGACGATCCAGATTTTCTGAAAT